TTAATTCATTATCATTGCTGATTTTTTTAAATTTATCTGCATATGCTTCTGAATTGATATAATGTAAATTTATACTATTTGAACCAATCCTCTGCGAGTTATTATCTATATATCCCTTTTCGTAATATTGGTTTGTTTTTCTAGCAAATTCTGAAGTTTTATTATCTGCATCGTTATTTCTATTCCACTTAAAAACACGCCCCTGCCAAACCTGATGTGTAGGTCTTGCAGTTGCGTGCCAGCTTACTTCTACATAATCTGTATGTAGTTTTTCCATATTCTGTTCTGTTACTTTTGCTGTTACCTGTGTTATTGCCGTTCTTATTGCCCTCATAGCAGCTACTTCTATTCTGCTGGTCCTTCCACTTGCATAATCAATTGTACGCAGCCCCGAATTAGTCATCTCATTTATAGCCCGCTTTATAACCTGATTATAACTAAATGCTCCGCTTGTTATTTCAAATACAGCCCTGCTTAGGGTATCTTTATAATACTTTGTTAGAGGGACCCACGTCTTTGTCCCCTGCCTCTGTCTTACAAAACCCATTGTATTAGTTATATTCTTATATGTACCCTTTGTCTGTTCCTTTACAGCGCCTATATACTGCTGTAAAGGTTTATTATCCCTATATGCAATAAAGTCCGCTCCTACTGCCATATACAAAGCGTTATCCCTATTATAACCTGTCTCAAAGACATCTCCGAATATATTCTCTATCTCTGAATATGTAAGCTTTAATGTTTTGGCAACATAGTTCTTAATAACCTTTTTACTCTCGCCCATTCTTATAAGCTGGGATATATCCCATTCACCAGTACCCGTTATCTCATTGTTCTTTTTTATCCTGCCAACTAAATCTTCTATTATCTTAAGCTCCAGGTCCGAAAATGCACTTTGTATTGCCTTGGGCATTTCTTCGAGTTCTTCTGATGTAAGCGCCATATGTTATCACTCCAATACTTTCTCCTGATCTGGCAGGTTCTGTCTTGCTTTTTCTATTGTTTCTCCGTAATATTTCGCTCTATATTCCTCAAGGCTCATTACTCCCATAGCTACATCGTTTCTATCTTCTTTTCTTATTGCCTCTTTATCTTCAATAATGGAATCATCAAAGTCTATCTGTATCTCTGATTCATCATCTACTGCCGCTCCAATAGTCTTTCCTAAAGTGCATATTATTGTTATAAGCTCCTTTAACACAGTATCTAATACAATCTCGTGCTTCTTAATAGTTCTATACATATCACTATTCTCACTTATAACCTGTGTGGCCGTAGTTATATTTCCATTTTCAAATTTATAATGCTCCGTTCCGAAGCCACATTTAAGCGACAATATGTTTAAGAAATCATTTATGCCTTTATTATGTTCCTCTGCCCTAAGTGCCATATTGCTTTCTATTATTGGCTGGGTAGCGTGCTCCATTTTCTCTCCTGCAAGCTTATAAAATATTACGTCATCAGGGTCAAATTGCTTATGCCCCTCTAAATCTTCCTGCATAACATCTTCGCTGGTATATATTCGCTTCTTTCCAAGCGTAAATTCATTTACATAACTGTCAAATGCTATATCACATCCTCTAATCTGGTCTATTCCATTTGCATATATTGCTATTCCCATAGGGTTATCATCATCATAATTGTTAGATATATTAAGCTTGTCTATTACAAACTGTCTCTTTGCCATACCAGTCTTAATAACCGGTATCAATGTTGCAAATGGGCGCATATCCTTCCAGCGTGAACATTCTATCTCTGTTCCTGCTCCTTTGGTTGTTTCCACAAGATGGTTATGTATTACATATTCACCATTTTCAATTATGTGTATCTGTATTACAGCGTAATTTCTGTTCTTATATGTCTTAGGAAATACAAATGCACACTCTGTCACATAATCATTTTCCCAAGATAATGGATAGATGTTTTCTGCTGTTATATAGTCAATTTTAATATTACCAGTGCCCTTTTCTATCTCACCTGTCTCCTCGTTGGCAATGGCATCCTGTATATATGGAACATATGCAACTGTTCCATATGCCGCTTTTTTCTCCTGGTAATTATTACCCATCTGCTGCCAGTTATTACTGCTAAGAACTTTTTTAACAAATTCATCTGTTGCCTCATCTGCTATTGTTATATTAACGTGCTCATTGAGCAGCATATCTGCAATATCCTCCGCAACCTTCTTTGCCATTCCCATAGCATTTCTTTTACATTTTATATAGCTGTTACCGGAATACACTCTGTATGTGTGGAACCTTGCCACTTTAGACCTGTACCAGCTCTTCCACACATCTATAAGAGAGTAAAATCCTTTATCTACTGTGTCATATCCTAATTCAGCTAAAAACTTTGTTATATCCATTATTTAATCCTCCTGTTCTGCCTTAGGAAGAAAGTATCTTACATACTTCCACATTCCCATAACTGCATATCTCATTGCATCCATACAGTGGTCATTTGTTTTTACTGGTACTTCTTTACCCGCCTCTATGGACTTTTTATCATATTCATATATTCCTGCCTCGTGTATTAAATTTTCCTGTTCCGGACTTACTTCTAATATTCCATAGCTCATAAGCTTTTGTGTTCTTGCTATTCCAAGCTGTACATCATTCTGGGCATCAACTATTTTTATAACCGGACATTTTCTTCTTATTTCCTCTGCCAGACCTTTTGCAGAAGGATCTATAAATACATAAGCAGTCCTTATTCCATACATCTCCTGTAAATTTTCAAAAAAATCTTTAAAATCTTCTGCATATTCCGATGGGCTTTTCTGTTTACCTGTATCACGGCCAGAATAATAATATTCTTTAAGCCCTCTGAATTTCTTTTTGCTCTTATCCAGTCCAAATGCCTGGTATGTTGTAGCATTCATCTGTCCATAATCAATTCCTATTGCTATTGGATATGCAGCTCTTTGCGGCTGTACTATCATATCCTGCTTGAACATATAGTAGATAATTTCCTCTATTCCTACACATTGCCCAAGCCATATCCAGTTGTATTGCTTTTCATCTACCGCTTTCAATGCCTCTGCTGTTTCAATCAGATCTTTTCCTATCCATTCCTCTGGTACATCCCTGTAGTCTGTATGGATATGTATACAGTCTGGACGTTTTTCCATCTTTTTTACCCATTCATTTATAGGTGCATTGGGATTTTTCGGTGGATTATACAGATATATCATTTGAAATCCACCATTATTCCCTCTTGCGAATGTAGCTTCTATGTTTAGTATTTCATCTTCTCCCTCTCCATCATCAAAAAACTCCGTAGCTTCATCTATGATTACAAGTTTTATTGGTCTCTCTTCATCGATGATACCTTTTGTGTCATCTATACCATCCGAGCCTGCAAAATACATTGTATTGCCATTTTTAAGATAGGTTATTTCCATTGGAGATTTAGTTATCCTGAATTTTTTCTTTGGAATTTGTAATCTGCTTATACCTCTAAGCATCTCCTTATAGACAGTTTTTCTAAGCTTGTTGTGATGTTTTCTTAGGACAACAACAGAACTCTTTTCTCCAGCTACAAGCTCATAATCTCCTCTTATTGCTGCATAACTGGATTTAGTCCCTGCTCGTCCAGAAGTAAGTATTATGTGCTTATACTGCCTATTGTTAAATAATGACCTGTACTTCGGTATTATCAGGTCACTTATTCTAATCTCAGACATCGTTAATAATCACCACGCTTTCATCTTCTCCCTCATTATCCGGCTGCTGAATTTTATCTTTTTGTGCCCTAAGCAGGTCTATCTTTGCTCTTTGTTCAAGTGTAGCCATATCCATATGTGTGCTAAGCCACTCAAGAGCCTTTAACTGGTCCTGCATTTTAACCTTTATTCCTGATTTTCCATCAGAAACTTCTGCTAATATGCTTGTATCAATTTCTTCTGACTCCTTTAAATCTATATAGTTATATTCAATTATCTTTTGCTTTCCTGTGTTGGGGTCTATAACAGGAACATACTCTCCATTTTCTTCACGCCACTGCGGCATTTGTTTTCTTCCAAATCTCACATAATCGCCTACATCTGAAAATGCTATATCCATATATTTTTGGAATATATCTTCCTGTGTTAGATAATCTTTTGTAAACCTCTCCTGCTTCATAGTTCTTATCAGGTCTTTTATCTTAGGATTTTTAAGGAGACGGCACCCCTCGACTGCTGCCGTATTGTAACTACAGCCATAGGCTTTCTGATAAGCTTTGGTTGCATTAAAACACTTTATAAAATACAAACAGAAAAGCTGCTGTTTATCAGTTAAATCCATATTTTCCAATACGTCTTCAACCTCTGTCACAGCAGCTTCTTTTCTTACAACACTATAATCTCTTTTTTGTGTGCATACTTTTTTATCATTTGTGTGCACACTTTTTTGCCATCCATATCTTGTTTTCCAGCTCTTAACAGTATTAATACTTACATTGTATTTTTCAGCAATCTCTTTATATTTCATACCAGCTATATAGTCCTGCTCAGCCAATTCATAATTCGTCACGCTCATCACCTCTCTCCCCATTTTATTATTATCAAAAAACAGCTATACACAAACGTATAGCTGCCATCCCAATTTCTGTCATTTTAAATATTATCATCTTTTTAGCGAAAAAAACGAACAAATTATTTATTATATCCCTTTAAAAATCTATCACACGTTACACGGCAATAATCAGCTGTATATGTCTTTCCCATCTTTTTAGCAACTTCACTCCACTTCATAGCTTCCATATACCTATATTCCAGCATTCTTCTTATCATACTATTCTCTATTCTACATATAAAACTTTCTATGTCATTCTTCTGGCTTTCTATTTTATCTAACAACTGCTGCCTGGTAATTAAGCTAAGCTGTAATCTGTTTAATTTATTGGTATACGCTGGCGTTGGAACACCTTTAATCGTAAAATGCTGTATCCCACCATTTCCACCTGTGACTGTATCTATAACACCTAATGCTTTTAATTCATCTATCTCTCTTTTAATATTTTTTATTTTTATATCCACTTCTATGCTTTCCTCTACCAGACTACGATACTGCTCTAATTTACTTTTTATATTTGCCATATTCTCTTTACTTCCCTTCTCATTTTTATAATTTTCTTGCACAATATATATATCTATGATACAATACATATGTTCTGTTTTTGAGAAAGGAAGCTGACAGCGTGGTAATTGGAATTAGGCTATCAGCTTCTCTTTGTGTGATATTATTTTGTATTGAATAAGTATTTGTTAATAGTTCTATTTTTCTTTTATCTCCTGTATTTCTGTTCTGTGCCATCCGCCATCTTTACTGTTATTTCTAATGGATACCCCTTAGCGTTATTACCTACACTTAAATAACGTTCCTTTATTATTTCCAATGGCTTACAATGTCCTTTTTCACAATGCTGTGCTTTGATTTTATCATTGTATTCTGTTCCACATATCTCACATATGTAATGTTTAACTTCTTTCAATATAATTACCTTCCTTTCGTCTCTCTCCACCAATTAAAATCCCAGCCATTATTAGTTAACTGCTGCCATATATGATTGCCTTTGTAATATGCCTTTCCTTTACTTCCGTTCCGTCTGTATATCTGATATATTCCTGGCTTATCTGGTTCTGCATCATAGCAATTATGCCACCCTTGTGCTTCCATTTTTTCTTTAAATGTCATACACTCTTCAAACTTTAACTGACCTATCATTGTTTCATACTAATCTCTTTATCAAACTTTTCTTTTTCCAAAATTTCAATTATATAATATACTTTTCCTTTTTCAGCTCCCCATTCTTCTTTACCCTTTCCTAGTCGTAATATGCATTTACATTTAAGCTGAGGAGAATTCTTAGAATATCCATTACGAAAAATTATCTCTTGTACTCTATCTTGTCTTATTTCCTCTGGAACGTCATTGCCTTGTAACAATTCATACTCATATCTTTCGACAAAAATACTTGATGGGTATATTGTTATCGCACCAAAAAGATTCTGGAAACGTGTTTCATAATATTCTTTTATTTCCCTATATTCTTCTTTTTTCTCACCTGAAGCAATCATATCAAACCACTTCTTTTTGATTGGCAATGTTAGCATTATGAATCACCTGCCTTTTTACCATTTTCTGTATACAAGCTCATCCTCATTCCATTCCGGATAAAGCTCCTGCAAATACTGTCTGAATATCTCCAACATCTCCTTTCTATTTCCTTGATTGCCATTGTCTAACATATTATGGTGAAACTGACATCCTATAGCTCCATTCTGCGGTATTCCTAAGCCGCCTGCTGACCTTGGTATATAGTGCATAACGCTTAGTATTTGCTGTGAATACCACGTTGAACCCTGCATATTGTATTTCTTAATGCAGAAAATACACTGGCCGAAGTCTCTTGCATAGATTTCCTTTCTTGCTTTTTCTGTAAATTCGTGTGCTCTTGCCTGTTTTGATTTTCCCATTTTTCTTCTAACTCTCCTACAAAACCAATTGTAATTCTATTATTCATTGCCCTGCACATCTCAAGCGTACAGCCTGTTGAATGTTCCCACCCTGGTGCAAATACTGCCACATCACACATATCAAGCATAGAAATACATATATTCATAATCTCTTTGTGTGTTGTATCCTTGGGAAGGTTCTCACACACCTTTACTGGGTTAATTACTGTATGTCCCTGCTCTGTAAGAACTTTTTCGATTGCCTCTGCTCTCTCCTTATAGTCGGATGTTCCTGTTACCGGTAAACTTATATATACTTTCATCTGCTGCCTCCTTTTAGCTGTTCAAGCTCTGTCTTTATGTTTTCTGCTAATGCTATAAGCCTGTCTATAATGTTGTCTGTAATATAACTGTTAGCTTCCAATGTGAATTTAATATTTGATGCTGCAGTTATAATATTGTTCTTTATATCAGCTTCTGCTGTGAGAGACTCAACTGTCCCCTCAACACGTTCTACTGGCATAACATCAGGATAATCTGCAATATTCTTCTGTCCTTCAACCTGCTCATCTACAGGCTCAGCTTCTGTCTTTATCGGCTTTTCAGGCTCCTGTGTCTCTATAGGAGATGCTTTTGGAACTGTCTTTTCTATATCGTGTATCTCCTCCTGCTTTGCCTTTACAACCTTTGTTTTCTTTTCTGACCTTTTTATATCAGCTTTGGAACTGTGTTGCACCGGTGCAACTAGGGGTTTTTTCTTAGGATATTCTTTAGCATATATCTGCTGCCATACTGTCTTGGCATCAGCCTCACTATTTATTATGTTCCTGCCTGCTATGTTCATTGTGGCAATGTATACTTCCTGTGGATTGTATGTATCCTTCTCTGATGTCCTAAGGCTTACAACTGCTATATCTTCTCCCTGCTTGAAAGAAACTGCTTTTCTTCCTGCTCCCTGTATTCGAACTGAATAAATCATATCTCCCGCAGGTGCGAATATATCTACAATGTTGTCAACATTTAATTTCTCGTGCGTAACTGCATTATATATGCTCTCATATACCTCTATATTCTCTTCACATATTTTGTATATAATCTGCTCAAGCTCTGTCTTTTCGGTATCTGTGCCCTCAGCATATACTTCCAGATCACTTATTTTCTTTTCCTCATCAAGTTCCTCTTTAAGTGTCTGTATTTCCCTCTTGGAATACTCTGGCGTAAGCTCCTCATTAAGTTCATCCGGAAGCTGGAGCATAATAACAAGCTTGGCATACCCAAAACCTTTATATGACGTCTTAAGCACTGGACTGTTGCCATTTTCCGAGAACCTGTCATTAATGCTTATAAAACGTGATACCATTGTCTTGTCCAGACCATACTCCACCCTGGCAAATTCGATTACGTTAGTATATGCAGACCATTTTAGAATATCTGTATCTCTTGCCAGCTTTAACAGATAGCCAATTCTTACGAACCCCTCAGCAGTTTCTTTCATCTGCTTATCAAGTGCCGTCTTATATTCATCATAATTCCTAATTTCTTCTAATTCATTCATCCTGCTTTCCCTGCCTTTCCTGTAATATGTGCTACATAAGCCTTTAAGAAGCTGTCTATTATCTCTTTGTCTGGCTTGGTATCCCTTATTCCATACCACTGCTGTACCTTGTTATTTTTATATTCCACTGTAATATATGGTTTATCTGGCTCATTTTCGTGCCTTATTACAAGTATTATTGCTTTATTCTGGTTATAGTTGCTTAAATACCTCTGATGGTCATCACCCACACAATGATGTAAAATACGTCCTTCCATAACAACTTCTCCTGCATCTCTTGCTGGTCTTATAAGCAGTCCCGACTGCTGCCAGGTATATTTTGTTGTAACTTTCGCTGAATTAACCTTTATCTTTGCATATTTCTCATTCATCTGTTTAACGTATTTGGCACTCTTTGCACGTTCCATCTTCTCTCTTAACTCTATGTATGTTTTGTGAAGTTCTCTCGGTCTTAAATACACTGTATTACTAAGATCATCTCCATTAGCTTCCCTCGCTCTTAAGTAGTCATCATATTCTGTAATAGCATCTGCCAGAATGGCGTGTTCTGGTATATTCTTATTAAGATAGTTCAATAGCTTTTCAGGGCTTTGGTACTTTAAAATGTGCTTTAGCTTATCTTCCGTAGGTGCAGCTATATACAATCTTATAACAATCTCTGCATTATGCTGTGTAAATGGTATTTTTCTGTAATTCATAATTTTAATTACGCTTAATGCAAGCAGTTCCTGTTCGGACTCTCTTAAATACCTTAACTGTTCAGTTGTTATTCTTAAAATTCCTGCGGCTGTTTTTGCTTTTTTATTAATATCTCTTGTTTGTCCATTCGCAAAAACTAACCTCCTGCATATCTGCATAAGGCCTATTTTGTATAACTGCTCTATCTGCGGTGCGTGTGCATAAGCAGTAAGAGTATCATATCTGGCCAGTATATGCCTTTCCTCTCTTGCACCTACCTCACTTATAAGCTTATATGCTGTTGCTGGGATGTATCTTAAATCACTTTTTTCAACTGCCTCACTGTAATTAACTTCACACAGCTTGCCTGACCTGTATATGTCAAGCTTTTTACTCTTCCACCATTTTCCTGTATTACAGCTATTGTCATATATCCTCTCATAATCTCTTCTTAAAAACTCCCTGCCATACTCCCATATCTTTTTAGTTAATACACTGCCTGGGCTTCGTACTGCTCTTACTGCGTAGGCGCTTATTACAAGCGTTTCATCTTCTGCCACCTGATACAAAAGCACTTCAAATTCCTGTTTTGTAATCTTTGCACGCCCCCAGTTAAGCAGTGTCCCTTTTCTTTTGCATTTTGGACACTCTTTTGATTGATATCTTCGTGGCACAATATCCACCGAAGGACCTGCATAAGCTTCTGTGGCTTTTATTCGCCTTGTAAATTTTTCTCCACACTGACAGCAATAATAATCTGCATAACTACCATTGCGCTTGTAATAAATAATATTTCCAGCTTCTATGTACCTGTTAATAGTTTCATCTAAGAACTTTGGTTTTTGAGGCATAATAGCAAATAACTTTTCTTTTTCATTTTCTTCTTTTAACATTCTTTCTGATGTTTTAATATCAAATGCTTTCTGCTCTATTGCATAGATTAAATCTTCGTTATCCCAGCCAGCAGGTATTTCCTTTGCATACCATTCTTTTAATAACTGCTTATCCACTCTGTCTATACTAGCTTTACTCAACTCTCCTGAATATGGCCTGTTCCAGCAAGTTGATATACAGTCCCATTTTTGATTTTCATAATTAAAATGTGCATATTCTTTGTCATTCACTGCCATTCTGTACTTTATTGTCCTAGCGATATAAAGGTCTATTATCAGATGCTTTTTATTATCAATATCAATAACAGCTGCTGTCAGTTCTCTATCTGATACAGGTATTCTGCCTTCATATGCTAATATTTTCTGCTTTTTCACTATCTGCTGCCTCCAAGATAATATTCATCTATAAGCCTGTACGCTGTTGCCATTCCGGGGATACCCATTTTTACATTGCTATTTCTTATGCCCGCCTGTTTTACTATATTTTTGTCTACATCATACGAATTGGTGAAACTCCATTTTAGAAGTGCCGCTATACAGCCTTTAATGCTCTTACCTTTTGTTCTTACCGCCACAGCCATATCTTCGCACTCTGTACACCTCTTTTTTATGTAGGTAACCCAGTCTTCTATTATCTCTTTAGGCTGTAGCTCCTCTGTCTCAACCTCTATTTTTCCAAATGCGGCCATAAGCGGAGAACATAATTTATCCACCATTCCATCTATATAGTCCTGCGCATCATCCGCATCTATGCCATTTTCTCTTGCTATTGTCATAACTGCATCTGTATCACCTTCCTGTAATTGTGCTGCTGCCGCTTCGTTTACTTCTTCTGCACTGTTAAACTCTCCGAATATATCAAACATCTTCATACTCCTTTACTTTTTCTATATGTCCTTTTAACCAGTTTCTGTATGAATGTTCCTCTTGCAGGCGGAATTCATACTTATGTCCTGCAAGCAGTTCATCCAGCTTTATCCATTCATCTGCGTTTGCCACATCACCGCCTTTTGCTGTTTTATAATTATTCTGCTTCCACTTGTCTGGCCAGCCAGCATTAAAAGCATTTGCCACATAAGGAGACTCTGTATATATAACCAGTTCACATTTTTCTTTCATCCGTTGTAGTGCTTTAATAACTGCTATTAGTTCTGCCCTATTAGGCTTCATATCGTGCAGCAGTTCTGTGCTGTCCAGTGTTATCGGCTCCGTGTCTGTTACAAGCTCCAATATGTAGCCTATAATGCCATTCTGTACATTTAGTCCCTTAAAGGTTGTTGCTGTATATATGTTTACCTGTCTCATTGCTCCTCCTTATGGGTCATCCTGTAATCGTAATAGCTTGTACTCTGTATAATGCAGATAATTCATTCCTGTATAAGGGTTTGTCCCCATTACTATCGACAATGGATCTATAAAATATCCTGGTGTCGGCTCCGGACCATTTTCTATAATCTTTCTCATCGTCCTTCTGCTGTAATCAGTGCGTTCTGGCTCAGGACGTACCAAATTCCTTGAACAGGAATACTTAACAAGTTCTTTCTGTTCCTGTACGCTGAACATATTAAGCTGTTCATATTCTTCCGTATTTTCTTCCGGCTGTTTAACGATATATTCAGCCAGATCTGCATATCCGCCAGTTTCATATATGTTCTGATAGTTAACGTGTCCAAACCTTTCCCAGCACTTTGTTATAATCTTATCTGCACCTGTAACCCTGTTTATAAGGATATGTATATGCACACCTCCGAGTGCTCCTACCTCAATTCTGTATATATACTTCACAATCTCATCAATACTCTTATATCTTGTCCTGAGACTTCTTAAGAAGCTGTTAAGGTCTTTCCTTACTTCGTCGATGCTTTTCCTTGTTCCCTTCGGATACTTTAGTGTTGTCCATAGATCTCCCTCATTAAAGTTTGCTTTTATTAATCTTCTTACTCTCTTTTCTTTATTTCTCTGGTTCTGCTTTCTAATCTGCTCCTGTGTTGCTTTCTGTCTTTTATGGCGTTTCTCGCCCTTAGCTCCATAATTACCAATAAATTTGTACTCATACTCATTAGAGCCAGGGAAGTGCCATACATCTTTTCTGTAAGCCATACCTGTCTCCTTAAATGTCCTAACTTTAATATATTTATAAAGTTACAAAGACGAGCCTGCGCCCGCTTGACTTTCAGTGAACTTACACATATAATAAATATGAGATTTATCTATATGTGTTTTGAGAAAGAGCCGGTATTCCCTTGTACCAGCTCTTTTTCTATTATTCATCTATACTTTGCTTACTTTTACATATATAGTGTCTGTTATTGTTTTATCTATATAGACTTCCGCCTTTATCTTTCCATACTCTTCTGCCAGCCTGAATAATCTGTCATACAGGTTATTATACGGAACTGCCACAAAAGATGTTATCCAGTTCTTGTCTCTTTGCTCTTTCTCAAAGTGCTCTTGTGCCTGTGCATATAACACGCCATTACTCCTTTCTAACATAACCTGCCGCAGCCAATGCCTGCTCATTTAACTTCTGTCCATATTCTTTTTTCTGTTCTGTAGACAATGACTTATGTTCTATTATCTTGTCGCCTTCCATAATCTTTATTACTATGTTCATACCTTCACCTCTTGTTTGGTTACTTTCTTATATGCCAACACTGATTGTCTTAATTACTTTTTAATCGCAGAATGACCAACTGCAATGTGGACATCCTGTTATTAATGTTGTCCCTGCCTTTTCTTATTTTCTCTTTCCATCATTGCATATAGACGTCAATGCAATGCAGATAATAGTTGTTATTGCTATTGCTGTTATATTCATTTCTTTACCTCCAAGTATTTATTAATGTGCTTATGTTTAACTTTGCTCTTGTCCTTTTTCCATTTTCTTATTTTCGATTTCTTTCCTGTAAAATGGTTAAAATTATGTGAATAGCTAGTTTTGTGCATCTTATATCACTTCCTTAAATATCGTTTTTAATAATATTTATATTACTTTTCGATATAACACCATTTATCATAGATATGTAACTTGTCTATCTATAACAAAGCGAAAGGCGGTGTTATCTTGAAAAGACTTGCTTACTCTAAGCACCTTGCTGATAAATGTATTAAATTAGGTTATAAGATTGTTGCCCTATCTTTTTTTCCAAACAATCCTAGTGGCTTCACTTATCACTTAGAAAAATCCTTTAATCCAGGTGCTGAGCTGATTTGAATTAAATACAAATCAGCCTTCTTTTATAAATTTTTCATATGGAACATCTAATGCTTTACATATTCCAGCATATTTCCCAGCTTCACATTTGCGATTACCGCTTAGTATCTGGTTCAGCTTTACACTTGACATTCCAATCTTTTTGGCAATTACTGACTGTTTATAACCTTTGTGTTCTATAAATTCTTTTATTTCTTTGTAATCTAAGAACACTGTCTCACCTCCTCAAAAATTCTCTTCTTAACTTTTATCTACTGTTGTTGCTCTTTCTATCAAAAAATCAAA